ACTGCGCAGCCGTAGTTAGCCATTGACTTGTGGTCTTTGCGGTTCCGTTTACGGTTAAGGATTGAAGCTGGTATAACTGCTTTGTCAGAAAGAATTTTCGCAATACGCCGTTTCCGGTAAATGTATCGGTAGTTGGCACAGCCCAGGCCCAATTTATTCGTATCAGCGCCTCGTTGCATTTTTCCTCTCGAGTCGTACGTACCGAGAATTTTTTGTAGGCGGACGTCGCAGTCAGGTTGAATGGCGCTGCGTTGACATCGGCTGGTCCAAAAAACAGTGTGCCGTCGGGCGCAATGAAATATGCAAAGCTATTCCTCGTCGCGAGCTGCTGTATCACAGAGTCAACCGATACAGTGTCAAAGGCGATGTTGTCCACGGGCTGCCCATCATAGATCGTGCCGGCCGATACGCCCTCCATGTCGGAAAAGTCGGTTAAAAGCCGTTGAACGATGTAGCCACATGTGGTATTAACGACCACAACCGTGCCGCTACCGCTAGTTGTTATGTTGATTGCCGAGCCCCCGTTTGTTGCGGCAACCTTAAATGTGACACCACTAACTGCGATCGCGTAATAAGTTGTGTTGAGAGCCAGCGGCGCCGGAAGCGAGCCGCCAATGCTGGTTTTAAATCTTATCGGAGATCCGTTAACAAGTGGTGGGTGCACCGGCGTGAAGTCCATAGTGAACACGTCGGTACCGGTGTTCACGGTAACCACCGGAGTGTTCAAGTAGGACGCGATGTGGCCATCCGAAATATCACGAGTAAGGCGCTTCGCTAGTCGCTGCTCGAACCCGACGCATCGAACCTGATGCTCAAGCCCCGCGTCCCAACGGTCATCAAGGCTTGACTCTGTTATCTCGTCAATTGTGCCGCCCCAAATAAGGTTGGCGCCGTCGTACAATTGCGCGGTCTGCCCCACGGTTGGACGGTAACTGTTGTCTTTCCACCGATGACTAACACTCATGGTGGATCGTGTTTTCTGTTTCAGGTTCACTTGCAGCGTGTTGGGCTGAAACCCGACGGCCGACCCGTTGTATTTTAGAACTAACGCCATGTCAGTAAGCCACGCCCCACTGCTTTAGCGAGCGGATCATGTCTTGCGGCCCGATTGACATCGGCTGACGCCCCGGATTATTTGGATTCTGCGTGTTATCGAACTTACTGAGACTGCCGGCGATTCCGCTCAGGGCGTTTGCTTGCTGAATGCCGAGATTTACAAAGTCCGTGGCGATGCGCGTCAGTGTCGCAACCGCTGTCTTTATGTCGGTCGCTACGGTGTCCGTCGGCGATGCTGCTTTTGCCGCGTCGCGAATACTCCACAGCGTTGATTTGATCTCATCCAGGTCGCCGAGCACATAGCCGGACCAGGCGCCACAGATCGTTTCCTTCATCGCGAGCACGGCTTTATTCGTCGTTCCGTAGGACACTTCCTGACGCAAGCGGAACATCTCACCCAGGATCCCGCCGTCTGCGCGGTCGCCGACGTACATGTCCGTATACCGCGTGTTGTGCTCGATAGACTTGAGAATGTCTGTCTGGTGCGCGTTTTGGATATCGCCGATGACTCCGGTAACAGCCGAAACTGCGCCGGTAATAACATTGACCGTACCGGCAACGCTGCCGAGCGCATCCGTCACGCCGGACACGCCGCCCGCCGCGCCCGCCGCATCGCCTCCCGCGCTCCCCGCCGCGCTCGCCGCGTCACCCGCGGCCGATGACCCTCCGCCAAATAGCCCCGCAATCTTCGACCCGATGCTACCGAGCGATGTAAGCACGTCACCGAGACTTCCCATGAGTACGGTCGTACCCTTGGCGATAATCTGATTTGTGATGGTATCCACCATATCTTTACCAAGCTTGGTAAAGGCAGTGCCGATGTCGCCCGTTCCAGTCACAATGTTACTCAGCGCATTAGAGAGATCAGTATCGAGCTTGCCCTTTATTTTGGTACATGCCGTGTCCCATGCGGTAGCGTTGTCGGCGATCTTCCCGCCGTTCGTGTCAAGCGTCGTGTTGATCTCGTCTAGCCGCTGTTTTTCGTCGTCAGTCAGCCCTATGCTCTGCTGTTGAGCCGTGAGCGCTTGCCCCTCGAGTGCTAGCCAGTCGCGCGTAGTGCCGACGTTGTTCTGAATGGAGTAATTCAGCGCATCCCACGCGGTTGCCGTGTTATTGTCGAGCGTTGCCTGCGTTGTAATCAGGCTATTGATGGTCGCCATGTGCGTACTATAGTCATCAAGTACGGTGTTAGCGTCTGACACATCCGAGGAATAGGTAAGGTTGATGCTATCCGCATCCTTCATGTTTTGGATGAGGTCAAGTTGTGCCGGAAGCAAGCCATCCATTAGGGATGCAGTTTCATCATCGTAGGCCTGTTTCATGAGCGCCATTTTCTGACCCCATGGCTGACTAGCGTTATTGAAGTCGTACAAATTTTGCACGAGCGTATGAAATCCGGCCGTCGCCTTGGACATGTCGAACTTTGCTAGCGTCATGGCAAAATTGACGAACACCAGGTTGCTCGTCGTCCCCGTGTCGCCCATGCTCTTGATCTGCGGCACGACGTTCTTGGCTGAAGTCTCGGTTGCCAGTAACTTGGTCTGCAAATTATCCATGGCCGTTCCCATGATTTTTGCATTATCAGAGTCGCCGGTCATCGCAGACGATAGCCCGTTGAGCACCGGGATGACGTTCGACAGACCCGTGGCGTCGCCAATCTGCTTTCCATTGTTTGATACGGCGTTATTGATCCCATTGAAGAAATCGGAGAATGATTGCGCCAGCGGTTGCAGCGCACTAAGCGCGGAACCGATGCCCTTTACGGCTTCCGTTACCTGCCCAATGCCGTTCGCTATGATCGCCATCGCCGGCGCAGCGATGGGCTCAATAGCCAGATCTAGGTTGTGCTTTAACAGCGTCCACGCCGCGCCCATGGTAGTCGGCCACTGTTGCCCCTGCGCGGCGAAAGTCTGAAACCGGGTCGTCATGTCCGTGACGCTATCGAAGGCGCCGGCCTTGATAGCCTGAAACGTCACGGCCCAGCCCTTGCCCATCGTCTTGGACGCCTCGTCCATTCCGATGCTGCCGTTTTCAACCCCGCTGACGAATTCAGCCCACGCCGCCGCTGTGTCCGTGACTCCGTCCTTGGCAAAGGTCGTCAGGGCTTTCTTCATGCCCGCCAGCACGCCGTCGACATCTCCGGTGGTAGCATTGAACGTGCCAATCAATGCTGTCGCCTGATCGAAGTTGTAACCGAATTGCTGCAACGTGGGCGCAGCCGACGCCAGCTCGCTGGCTAACGAGCTAACGGATGTCCCGGTCTGCTGTGATACGGTCCCGAGCAATCCCATTTCGGTCTGCTGTGCATCCACCTGAATGCCCCACGCCTGAAATGCCTGCTCAACGGTCTTTGCCATGCCGGTAACGTCCTCGTTGCCGATCTTTGCCAGATGCAACATAGCCGTGGTCATACCCTCGAGCGCCGTACCAGTCGTATTCGTGCGCTGGTAAATCAGGTCCATCGCGCTCGTGATGGCTTGCGCGGTCGCAGGCGATTGAGCGTATACGTTCCTAAACGACTCGGTGAGCTTATCCAGCGCCTGCCCACTCGCGCCTGTAGCGCGCGCGATTGTAGCGTCCGCCGTCTCGAGCGCTTCCGCGGCCTCTCCGGCGCCCTTGGCAAGCTCAAACAGGCCTAGCCCGGCCGATAGCCTTGTGCCCCAAGCCATCACGTCGGCGCCGAAATCATTCAGATAGCCGCTCGCACCGTCAAGGGATTTCTTGAGGTCTGTATTGTCGCCGGCTATGCGGACAAATAACTCAGCGAGTGTCATGGTTGTTTTGGTTTTCTGGGTTTGCGTCGGCCTATCTGATCGGCCGAAATGGATAGAGTATACGGAGTGTCGAGTATAAGCGCTTTGACGTTTGTCGTGATGCGGTCGCGCACTGCGGAGCGCATCGCGTCGAGCGCCGGCCTGAACCACGGCCGCGGAGTAGTGGACTTGCCGGTGTCTTTTTTGTTCGGCTTGTGGCCTACGATGCGGTGGCCGTACTCGAGCCATCGGCCCTCGGGCGCATCCTTCCCGCCGCCACGGGTCCACGCCGTAGGATACGTGCTGTTGTGGCCCTCGCGAACTATCAGGCTAGCCGCCAAGTCGCCGGACTCCTGGTGAAAAGCTAGGGCGTTGCGCCGGGCCTCTTCAGTAATCAAGCTTAGGCCGTCGGCCATGATCGCGCGGAGTTGCTCGAGCCCCGCGCGGTCACCGACCTCGCGGAGCGCTAAACTAGCCTGCTTGACTCCCAGGATGCTTAGTTTTGGTCCCGCCACGTTGATCTGATCCGCCGAATGCTGCGTTAAGCGTTTCCGCTAGCGATAACTGCTCTTCCCACGACTGGTCCGGTTTGGGCTTCTCGGGCTCTGGCGTCTTTGTGAAATCCACGTCTTTATTGCCGTGGCAACGGGCTAGAATGGTAGCAACGAACTGATGCCCGAGTAGCTCGCGCTTGCACCGCTCGGAGTGGCGCTGTACTAGCGCGTCGAACTGCCGCGGAGTTAGGCTCCAGAACTCGCGCTCTGAGAGCCCGATATCGTATCGGCCGATACTCCATGCGAGTAGGAAATCGGTTTCGATGTTTCCCCGCTCGCTTGTGTAGGGCGGTCTGGAACTCTCGCCAGCTCGAGCGCCCTAAACACGATCCGCGTAACCTCGGATACGTCGGCGTTATCTAGCCATCTACCGACTTCGTACAGCGTTGGCGTCTGGTCTGTTTCGCGCCCGCGCTCGTCTAGCGTGCTCTCGAGCACGCCGGCCCAAACCGCGGCCCGAACGAACGCTCGCGAAGCGGTTTTTATGTCGTACTTGCCCACCTCTGACTCGAGCGCGGCCATGGCATTATACGTGAAATGCAGATTTCGGACCCGGCCGCCAATATTGATTGGAACGGCCGGAAACCGTACAGTTGTTAGGTCCATAGAACTAGTTGAGCGTCGGCGCGCCGGTAACCTTGATGGTTATCGAGCCGGCGAGCACGTTATCGTGTGGAGCGTCGGGCGACACAGCGGTGACGTACCCTACGAAATCCCATCGAGTCTTGAGACTATCAGTCGCGTTGTCTGGAAACACGAGCGAGAATGAGCGTAACCGGGCATTCTCAAGATCATCAAGCACCCCGTTCGTTGCGTTGATTGTTACATCCGTCGGGACATAGTTAACGTCGAACGTAACGTCGCCGGACTCCTTGAGAACCGGGATAAACTCTTTCCATGCGCCCGTGGACTGATGGCTCGTAACGTCTACCGTATCAACCTTGAGGGACGGCCCGGCGATCTTTTTAACTTCGGCAATCTCGCCGAATAGGACGTGAGTGCTCATTTGCACGGCAGTCTGGGTGCCGGCCGAGCTACCGAGTGTTCCGCTGGTCGCGGACACGTAGGTAAACGTGTACCCGACCCCGTTGATAGTAACCGTCTGCCCGGTGAGCGCGCTCGTGAATTGCGCGCCCGAAACCCAAGTAACTGCGGTCCCCGACGTGCTGACAGTCGAGAACCGCCGAAGGCTAGCGCCTTTTGCTGAAATGGCCGCTGTAGACATTATTCTGTGCTCCTATTAGACGAGCGTCGGTTGTCCGGTAATCTTGATCGAGCAGGTTGCTTTGAGAATGCCGTCGTGCGCGGCATCAACCGTAAAAGCCACCACAAAGCCGGTGAACGTCCAGGTAGTAGTATCAGGAAATACCAGATTAAAGGTCTGACTCGACATATTCGCGAGCAAATAAACCAAACCTCCGCTCGCATTCTTATGTGTCGCTTCGCTCGGGACATAGTTAATGTCAAACCCAACCTCGCCCGCTTCCTTCAGGGTCGGAACAAACTCTTTCCATGCGGCCGTGGACGCGTGGCTAGTCACGTCCTGCGTGTCGACCTTCAGCCCCGGTCCGGTGATCTTGAGTACCTCAACGATGGCAGTAGAGCCGATTTTGAGGGTGGTTCCTTTTGCGCTAATCGCTGCTGACATTTGCTATTCTCCTTCTGCCTCACGGCAGTACGGCAGTAGTTAACTTGGAATCGGCTCCGAAAACTGGATACTCCAGTCAGACGGAACATGAAACTCAAACAGTTGCGACTCGTACATGTCGAGGTCGTTCAGGTGCGAGCAGTTCTGAATGCTTCCGCCTCGATAATTCTGAAGCAATAGCCGTATCAGCTCGCACAGTTGCCGACAGGTCTTATTGCCGCCGTCCGCTGGCTTTGCGTAGCTCGAGAACTGATAGCGCGCGGTCGACAACCCGGCGCTCCCACCGAGCCACTCTTCGCTCTTGTTTCCAACGCGCGAGTAAACAATGTACGGCCCGGTATACGGCTGATCTTCCGGCGCCTGAACGGGATAGATACGGCCGCTAACCATTGCCGCGATATCCGCCGATCCATTCAACAGAGCGAACAGCTCATCGTTTATCATGGGCGGTTGATCTCGCGGCAGTACAGATCGGTGCGAGTCCGGCGCGCCTCATCGTGGGCAACCGACAAGATTTCAAACTTGCGCGTCCCGAAAATGACCTTCATCTGCGTGGTGACTGTTGGAGCGTAGCGAACCGTAATTCTGAAATCCGCGAATGCGGCTATCTGCTCGCCGGCTTCGTTCTCGCGGCCCTGGAGTGACTCAATCTCGGCCCATGCGGTCTTTGGGAATTTCTTCGCAACCGGGAGCAATGACCCGTCGGTGTCGCGGAATTTCTGGTAATCTTCGAATGCTATCTTGCGCCGCAGTCGCCCCGGATTTAGCCCGCCGATGAAATCACCGCGCGGCATCCTTAGAACCTCCAGAGCTTGTCAGACGTGAACAGCGAAGTTACCGAGAACGGAAGCTCAGCCACGAACCGTATAGCCTCAAACGGAATGCGGCCCTCGTACCACTGAGACACGAGCAACATAATTCCGTGCCGATACCGCTCCTCGCAATTCTTGCCCAGCGCATCGGCCCACGTTCCGACCCACTCAGCCCACGTTTGAGTTGCCAGGTTCCAGGTAATCGCACCGAGCCCCTGCCCGGTCGTAAATGTAATCTGTACGGCGCTAGACGGCCACAGGTCCGCGTCGGGCCATGTCTGATTGAACGGTGGAACCAAAACAGCCGGATGTTTGAGTGAGTCAAACACATAATCAGTGTTCGCGGCCATCGTTACGGGGGACCCGTCAGGCTTGCGGTACACGAATGAATCAACACTAACCGTTGGGTCCAACAGGCGAATTTCCGACGGTGCAACGTAGAACTGAAACGCGCGGTAGTTATTACCTGGATATGAAACCCGCGCGTTTAGCGGCCTGCTAGGAAACCTATCCATGGTCAACGTCCACTGCTTCGTGGCCAGTTCCCGCCCGCTCGCGGCTTCCGCCTCCTGTCTTGCCGCCGAGATGAGTAGTGCCAACTGGTCGTCATCGTCCGTATTTGTCGGATCGATGCGCAGGAAGCTCTTCATTTCGGCTATCGAGACGGGCTCGATTGTCGCGTTTTGTACGAGCGTGAGGTTCACGGCTATTTAAAGAACAGTGACGGTCTGTCGGGAGTGATTCGTTAGCTTGTAACTAATGCGATAGGTCGTGGCGGTCAGCGATGTCGCGGGGGTGAGCGCCAGCGTTATCTTATTGGTGCCGTCGACCACGCTGAAGGTCGCTGTGAGCGTCCCGGTGGACACCGCCTTTGCCTGAATGCCGGCTAGCGTGGTCACGACGTCGGTAAACGCAGCGGCCTTATTGACGCTAGCGAACGTGGTAACCCCCGAGAACGCCTGCATATCGGTTCCGTCGGTCGCCTGAATGGCCCACTCCAACACAGCGCCGAACATTGCGCCCGCCGGCATGGCCACATCAAACAGATTCGTCAGCGCGTTAGTCAACGTTTTTTCTCCGATGTATACGCGCCCCACTGCGTTTGCATCCGACACGGCAGCGCCGGCGTCAAGCTGAATCGCGCCCCCGGCCTCAACCTCAAACACGGAGCCGCCGTTATTGTGAACAGGTACAACGTAGTTGCTCATTTCTTTGCCTTTCTAACCGCGCGCTCTGTTGGTTCTACGGTCGCGGTCTTGATCTCTTGGTTAATTGGCTCCGCGGCGCCCGCGTTCAGGAGTTCACTGAATATCGGCGCTAACGGGTGATCGGAACTATCTAGCACCTGTCCGGCGAAGTGTTTAAACTCGCGACCAGCATGCTCGAGACGCACATCTCTCGTTATTCGTATCTGCATAAGCCTAAAAAAGGCGCCGGGCCGCATAGCTTGCGGCCCGACCAATGGGGGAAGGATTACGGCTGTGTGATGAACTGCAACGGATGCGTGCCGGCGTCGACGCAAGCACCGTCACCGCGCCACCATGCGAGCAATGCAATCTGACCGTTCTGCATGAACAGCTCCTGGAAACGGATCAGGGTCACATCGAGCACCTGACGCACATAATAGGTGCTCATATCACCGAACAAAAGCGTTTTGTTGGTGGTCGCAACCGAGCTAGCCATATCGTTGTTGATGACGGTCGGATAGCCGAGCAGACGGTAGGCGCCGGGTGCATTCGCATCGCCGGCCTTAACCTCACCCTGCCAACCGTTCAGGACGGAAGTCAGGATCGGGCGCCCGCCCGAATCGGTCAGCCCCTCGAGATACTGAGCCACGCCGTCAGACATCATAAACTTGGCGCCGGGCCGGTAAGCCGGGTCGACCGAGTGAATGAGCTTTTGCAGTTCGGCGTAGGTGATTGCACCGGCAGAACCCGCAGTGAAGGCCGACGTGCTGCCGGTGATAATACCTTGCGGCTGAGAACTGCCGGAACCTAACCCGGTCGTAAAATAGGTATTCTGCGCACGGCCGAGGCGCTCGCCGAGCTTCTTTGCAACGAAGTTCTCAATATCGAAAGCCGAGTCCTGAATCAACTCAAGCGGGATTTTGACATACTTGCTGCTGAACTTGTATCCGTGCAGGGTTACCTGTCCGAAACTCATTTCGGTAGATGCCTGCGTCGCCGCCTGGTTCTCCGCAACCAGTTCGCCGGTGTTGCCGGTATCGTTGGCGCTCGGGATAGGGAGGTTCTGCCCGTTCGCGGAGTTGATCAATGTCGGTCCCGCTTGGCGGACACCACCGAACCACTTCATTGCATCAATCAGCGTGCGATAGAAATCAGTCGGGACGGTGTATCCGCCTGCGCTGTTGGTTCCCTCGGCCAACGGCGACGCAACGCGCAAGCTGATAGCATCGCCGTTGCCGGCATACTCAGCGGCGCGCGGCAACAGCCCGCGGAACTCCTCGTTGGCTGCGATGGAGCCGTAGCCACTGCGAATCCACGAGCGGATCGCCGCATTGGTGCGGTCGCTGTCGGTCACGGTGCTAACCCGCTTGTCATCCGCAACCGGACCGAAACCCTTGGACAGCTCGGCCGCCTGCGCCTCAACCTGCCGCGCGCGCGTGATGGTCTGAGTCAGTCCCTCGACATCGGCCTGATGCTTGTCATAGGAAACCTGTTCGTCGGAGGTAAGCGCCCGCTTTTCGGCCTGCGCTTTGTCGATGATTCCGCGAGCTTGTTCAAAAATTCGCGCCCGCTGCTCTAGCAGTTCTCGCATAT